GAGTAACTCTTTATATGCCAACGCCTGAAACTGAGTAACAGCTTCAGCAAGCACCGGATGAGTGGCACCCGAAGCACCCGAGAATGGTTCCGTCCTGTTTTCATATTTAAATCCTAACAGATCTAATCCAGTTTTGTAAGCAGATTCCCAATCTTTTCTTGAATTTTTATAATCTTGATAATTACCAAATAATGTTGAACCTAAAGGACCTAATACATCATCAGGTAAATGTTCAGCTAAATTATCGTAATGATTTTCTGTTCCTGCAACTGATCCAATTCCAGGATCGTAATTAATATCTACTGATCCATCTTCGTTCTCAGTAATCTCAACTGGATTACCTTGTTCGTCAAGTTCTTCTTGTTTTTGTTCTTGAGCTTCTTCTATCTCAACATCAGAAGGTACGGTAATGTTTTGCTCTACGTTCGGTAAAGCCTTATCTACGTCTGCCATTATTTATTTTCTCCAGTTTTATAGTCTTAACAGTATTATATTGTAAATTCAAGCCCTGTGACTGAGGTCCTTTCTTTGGTGGAGGACCAGATTTTTTTCCATGTTTATAAGGTGTATTAGTCTTCATCGGCAAACTTTTTCATTTCTGCGTGTATGTCATCATCAATACCAAAATCAACATCTTTTAATTTTCCATCTTCATCTGGTCTTACTGATACTTCTTCGTATTCAACAAAATCTGTTTCAGGGTCTTGTTTAACTTGCATTTCAAATTCTTCATAACCATACTCTCCTCGGTCTTTAACTCTTTTTAATCTATATCCACCTGATCCTTCAAACAATTCATAGTCACCTAAATCATATCTCATAAATTCATCAGGACTATCCATCTTACCAACAATTTTAGCTTGTCCCATCATTTTAATTTTATTAACTAAATTGATTAAATAATCTGGCATTTGATCTGCGGATCTTGATATTGCTTCTAATACTTCAGGAGCTGCTTTAGTTGCTGGCTTAATAAATTTACCTAAGAAAGGTAATGCCGCTAATACAGTTCCACCTTGACCAACAAGTTTTAAAAATTTTCTTCTACCTATATCTTTTGGTTTACCACCTTCAGAAAGTTGTACTCTACCACCATTTGCAAAACCAATATGATAAGGTGTTCCTGTAGCTTCATAAAATTTTTGTTTAGCAAAATTAACAAGTCCTGATCTGCCTTCAGCTCTAGCTCTATTTTCTTCTTCTACTTTTTGTTGAACAATTTTCTTTTGTTCTTCTAAATACATTTGTTCTTGAGGAGTCACTACCGGTCTTTCCATTCTTCCTTCAGCTAATGGATCATCCATAGCTACATCAAACGATTGTTGTGCATTTATTTTTTTTTGAATTTCTTGTGCATCTTCTGGTAGACGATTATATTCTCTAATCATATTGTAGATAGGATCAGCTCCAAAAAATCTAAATGCAGTTTCAGGTAAAGACTTACCTTCTGATAAAGCAACTCCAGTATCATAGACACCATAAGCAGCTCCAGCAAGTCCTAAAGTTTTTAATAAACCCTTACCAATTCTTTTTGCTCCAAAGTCTTCAACAGTTGAAGAAATAAATTCTCCTGTTGCTTTTGCTCCTGGAAAAAATTCTGATTTTAATTCCTTGACCCCTAACGCAGCTTTAGCTTTTTGAATATCACCAGTATAACTTGGTATACCTAAATCATCTGATGCTAATGCAGGAGTTACTTTTTTTGCAACATCCACAAATTTACTAATTGGATCTGGAGCTTGTTTATATCCTAATGCTTTAGTTGGAAAAGTTCCTTCAGGTACGTTAGGTCTAATTGTAACTCCTAATTCATCTGCCTTAGTTAATATCGCTTGAACTTTTGGATTTGATGGATCAGGATTTTTTTCAATAAACTTTTCAGCTGATTCTTTAAAACCACCAGTTCTATTATAAGGTCCTAAGATTAAATTTCTATTATATGGAAAGTCTTTCATCTTTCCTTGTTTGTAAATATCTCTTTGATGTTCTATTTCAAAGATACCTCTATTTTTAATATCAGTTAAACTAGGTTTTACTTTTATGATATCTCCATCTTTAGAAACTGTGGTTGATAATTGATCCATCAATTCTTCATTCTTTAAAATTAAATCTGGATTCTGTCTTATTTTTTCATTAAGTTGTTTAGTTACTAAACTTTGTTGAAAGTTTAAAAACTTTTCGGCAGGAGTCATTTTTACATCACCACCTAATTTTTTAATTCTACCTGCTCTTCTTCGTTCTGCACTTTTAGCAAGATAAATTGCTTTACGTTCTGGATCTGCTTCTCTTGCTGCTTTTTGTTTTAATTTTATTCTTCTTCTAACATTTGCATCATAAGCTCTAGTAAATCCATCACCCATTTCTGCTTTGACTAATTCTTTTGCTTTTTCAAAATTAGGAATTCTTCCTACTTCTTTACGATTAATGTTTACCGGTGGTACATAATTTTTATCTGCCACCATTTCTTTAACAATCGTGACATAATCTTCTAAAGGTAGTTGATCTGCTAATCTTGAACCTTTAGCATACATTTGCCTCTCGCTTCTCGCTCCGGGTAACTGGGGGCTAGCAGGGCGTGTCAGGTATTTATATAAAGCTACGTTTTCAGATTTTGACATAGCTTATAATCCCATCAGATAGGCAAGTCCTCCACCTGCTTGTTTAGTTCTTGTTACGTTTTTAAGTGTATCTAAAACTTCATCGTGTCCCATTCCTTTTTCCAGCATTTTAAAAGCTTCATCTATTGTAGCTAATACTTCTGCTTTTCTTTGCATATTGTCATCGATTAAAATCTTATCAAGTAACTCATCTGTAATGCCTGGATATTTTTGTTTTAATTCTAATCGCTCCACCATTTTTGGTGCTAAACCTTTTGATACATTCATTTCAGCTTCAAGGTCCATATTAGATAATTCTTCTATCTCATCTACACTCATTATTTTTTTATCACCAGACATTTCCATCTCTTCAAGTTTCTTTTCTAAAAATTCTCTTCTACCTTTTTCTCCTGGTTGTGGATCTAATCTACCTGCTTTGTAATCTGTATACATTGCAGCTTCATATTCTTCTCGTCTTTTCAAAGCGTTCTCTGCTTCTTCTAATGTACCTGAAGACATCCAAGTTTCACTATCTCCTAACTCTTCTTCATACATTTTAATTTCTTCGTCAGTTAATGGACGTTTAGGATTTTCTAATTCATCAGCAGTTTTAATTGTGCCTTTACCAAATTTTTTATTTATTGCTCTATATAATTTTTGAATACCTTTTGGTAAACTTCCGTAAGCAAAACCAACTCTACCCCCTGTTGCAAATTCATCAGGTGTTTCATCTTCAGATTTTTTTAAAAGTGCTGCCATCTCTTCATCTGACATTGCTCCTGGATCAGGTTCGTATTTAGCTTTTGGTTTAATATCAAAAAGTTTATTTTTATTTAAAATATTATCTATCTCTTTGAAATCACCAGCTCTATTTAATTCATCTGCAATTTCATCTAAATCTTGTAAAGCATCTTCTCCAAATCTTTTTCTAAATACTTCTATTGGATCAACACCTCCTTGATATCCTTTTGCAATTGCATCTCTTTCAGCTGCATTAGGTATATCAATCTCACCTGCATCTAATTTTTTTCTAAGTATTTGTCTAGCTGCAGTTCTTACAATTCCAGATTTAGGATCTAATGGTCCACCAGATCTGTATGGATTTTTCATTAGATCATCAAATTGTGCAGAAGGTTTTACATCATCTAAACCTTTAAGACCTTGTGTTAAAAAATCAGTGACACCAAACTCGTCCGCAAGATTTTTACCTTCTAATTCTACTTTTTTAACCTTTTGCATAATTCTTCCAAGTGGAGAGTTAGGGTCAACGTCTTCTGGTAAACCTCTCTCAGCTTCTAGCTGCTTGATGCCCTCTTTAGAAACAGGCTTCTTGGTGCCAAATTCAATTACTTCGGCTGATGGTGGATTCATCCTATTGTCTAACCTTCTTAAGTTACCAGTGAGTGTTAAAATTTCCTGGTCATTCATTTTAGGAATATCGGGAATTAATTTTTCAACATCTTCGTAAGCTTTTTTAACTGCAGCATCAGAAGCTGCATCAATATTTAATTCATTAGTTGCAAATTTTTTTGTATCTTTATCAGCTAAAGTAATAACGTTAGTTCTTGTGCCAATAGTTTTTGATATGGCTTTTTTACCATAAAGCTTTTGAATTAATTTTAAAAGTTCTGCTAAGCCTTTCATTTCTTACCTTTTAATTTTTTTAAATATTCTTCAGTTTGTTTTTTACCAGTTGTTGGTTTTATCTTAACTGGAGTTGTTGGATCTTTTTTCATAGACTTAAGTGCTTTTCCAAATCCTCTTAGTGCAATTCCAAACATTAATAATACTCCTTTTTTGGTGCAGGTATTGGATCATCAACGTAATCGTCAGGATGTTCCAAAAACCCTCCTTGTCTAAATCTCATTACAGCTTGTGTCATGGAGTCGACAAGGTCGTCATGATCTCCATAAGGAAATGCTGCACATTCCTCAACTACCTCTTGAGCAAATTGCTGGTCCAAAGGGGCCCAAATACAACCGCTCTCAAACAGAGGTGCTACACTGTTCACCCTAGTATGTTTATCGTTACCTTTACTAGGAGTGAAATTTATAACAGGGATCCCCATTTTTCGCAACTCATAAGTTAGTGGTAGGCCAGATGCCTTAGATTCAACAATAACTGTCTCAGGATTCCAATATCGGTATTGTTCCAGTGCGACCCTACGCAGTTCAGGAAACTCTAATCTTTCTTTTAATGCATCTAATAATATCAATTGTGGACCAGAATCTTCGTTTGCATAAAAAACTCCCCAAGTTGTAATGGCAGAATAGTCAGCAGTTTCTTTTTTCATAAACGCTGTATCATAAGATTGTATGACGTGAGTCAATGCAGGTGGTTCTTCCTTTTCCCATTTTCGCCACCATTCTCTTTTGATCAATGCTCCTTCTTCAGAAGTTGGGTTTTGCATCCATTGTGCATTCCATTTACCAATTGACAAAGAAGCTTTCACTCCAAGTAATTCATCTTTCTTCCAGAACTGTGGCCACACAGGTTCACCGCTTGGCATGATAGCAGGAAACTCTACAACTTCCCATTGATCAGACTTTGGTTCTTTTTGTGCGTTTAATAATTTACCGGTCAAATCTTTTGTGTTCCATCTTGTCATGACCAAAACAATTGTACCACCCGGTTGAAGACGTTGACGTGGACCAGATGTATACCATTCATATGCACGTTCAAGAGCATCAAGGTTTAATGCATCTTGTTCAGAATGTGGGTCATCAATAATTAATAAGTCTGCACCACGACCTGTAATTGCAGATCCAACACCAGCAGCAAAGTATTCACCACCTTGTTGGGTTTCCCATTTACCAGCAGCTTGAGAATCTTCTCTTAGTCTTGTAGTAAAGACTTGTTTGTATTCTTCGGTGTCCATTAATGTTTTTGCTTTACGACCAAATCTTACAGCAAGTTCTGTGGTGTGAGTGGATTGAATAATTTTTAATTTTGGATTTCTACCAATCATCCAGGCAGGAAGAAGATAAGAACTAAACTCAGATTTAGTATGTCTTGGTGGCATGTTAATAATAACACGTTTTAATTCACCCTTAGCAATACGATTAAATTTTTCTGCTATTTGTGTATGATGTGATCCTTCAATAAACTCAGGCCAGACATGTTTTACAAAAGACATAAAATCATTTTTGATTTTAGTTTCTTTTTTCTTATCCAATAATTTTAAATAAGTTTTAAGAAAGTCTTTCTTAACGTCAGCCGGTAATCTATTTATCTTTTCTAAATCTATTTCCATTTCGAAAAATTTTTTTGCAAAATTTTTTAGGTTTAATTTTGGAACCTCATAAGTATTTACAGCCTATAAATACATAAATCAAGGCATAAAGGGTAAACTCTGGGACCCCTTTTGTATATAAATGTTTTTGTTATTGTTGAAGTTTCGAATTTTGG